TAGTGTTCCGCAAGAAGTATATGGGCTTCCTCGAGTGAACATTCTGACCAAGAAAACCCACTTGGAAGGGAAAGTGGTTCGATCACAATATTTCGCTCCTTTTCAAGTTCGTGACCACCCTCATAAACAATTCCATCTTGTGGAACTGGTTGTTTATCCCAAAATGTCCGCATTTGTATTACAATCGTCGATTGTTTTTAAGCTGGCTTAAAGTTTTACCTCTTAGTATGAACATAATACCATGTCTCTTGAGCAAGATTATACCACCGTTCCAGGTCAACTTTACGCCTGCCTCTCCGTTGTTGGTCCAGAAGCCCCGCAAAAGAATGACAAGTTTGGCATTAAAATCCGCGGTGCATTCGCATCTCGCGATGAAGCTGCGTCTCACGCCAAACGTCTTCAAAAGGAAGATGCAACATTTGATATCTACGTGGTTGACATGTATAAGTGGTTATTGATTCCACCAGACCCAACCAAGATCGAAGATGTTCACTATACAAATGAAAAGTTAGAAGAGATCATGACTGGATACAAAGAAAATCAAGCACAAGCTGCTCGTATGTTCCAAGAAAGAAAGTCTGCTATGATGGAGACCAAAGATTACATCTCACCCGGTGACGAAAATTCAAAGTTTTACACAAAACCAGATGAACCACCAATCAGCCATCCAGCCGAAGTTTTGGAACGTATTCGAAAGGAAAAACCCGACACTCCGATGGAAGAGCTTGTCAAGGAAGCTGATGCGATTGTCGCCGCTGAAATTGAAGAACGTCGTAAACGTCATGAGATTGTATCTGACAATGAATCATCAACCGATGCTAAGATTGAAGATACCCCCGAAGAAGGTGAACCAGAAGTTTCATCCGCGTAAATAAAAAATATAGTATAATTTTAAAACGTAATGTTTAAGATCATTTTAACATTCCTCCTAACATCTGCTTTCTTTATTTTGTTTTTTATACCGAAAATGAAAATAGAGGATAAACCATGTGTAAATGTCACAGAAGAACCAAGTACAACGAAGGGTTTTGTCGAAGATACGTATAGAGGACCTATAACGGATCGATTTATACCACCAAAGGTGGGTAGTAATACTGGAACATTTGTGGGATATACAAATGTTCCAGAGTACAATTGGCTACATGGATTTCCACAAACAAGCGGAAAGGACTAAGTGTATCTAAGAATCACCGGTTGCATGGTCTTACCCATGAAGAAACCTAACAGGAATACAGCAAATGCAATTATCCATGTAGATTTATCAACACTTGAAAACAAATCATTTTTTTCTGGTTGGCTCATGTGATTTTGATACATCATTTGCTGAGGTTGAGACTGATAATAATACTGATCCATAGACCTGTCGTCTTCTTGATTACCCCTATTATCATCAATCTTATCGTTATTGAGAGAATCAATCGTTGGATCGTATTCAATTGGATTTCCTATATCAGTTTCCATTTTAATTATAGTGGTTTATTTTTTTAAGTCTATTCTTCCTCACTTTCATCTTCGTCATCAACGACGAAACCGTCCAAATTTCCATTTTCATCTTCATCGTCGTCGTCATATTCTTCACCATCATCGTCTGAATATAATTCATCGTCTGTATCTATATCCGAATCAAAATCCGTGTCGTGGTCTTCTTCAGCATAATCATCCTCAACCGTAGTTTCCGTTGGTTTAAAAAGTTCCGGTTTCTTTATGGTACGTCCAGAACGTGTTTTAGTCTCTCCCATTTTTATATAAATAAAGACTCCTGTTTAAGTATCTTTTCATGAATTTCATCTCTAATATCCATATCTGCGTAGAGAGCAAGCTCTTCAATACTATTTATGGCGTTTATCATGTACTCACGTTCCTTTGTATTCGTATATAGCCTTTTATTTTCTATATATTGTTTATATAAATCTGGGTGAATACCGGAATATTCATAAAATATATCAACTTGTGGTATCTTAATTTTATTATCAATATCTGTCATAAATGACGCAATAAGATAAATAGACGCACCAATGAGAATAAGTGCCATTCTTCTGATATTCCGCTTTATTTTTTTTGAGGTGGATACAATTCAGATATAACACTTGCGGACAAACGATGCGATTGTGTATTTTGTTTTGTACAAACGTGACATTTTTGTTTAATTGTATATTTATCTATCAGATAAGATACAGTAGCATCTTCATGATCACCTTTAATAGTTTCACAATAATGTGAAGTCGTTGTAACCAAATATCCAGACTTATCTCGTTTTAAACTGACAACATTTGTGTTCTCTTGACCTTTCATGAAGCGTCTAATAAATGTTTCAAGTTTTGGTTTTACATCCGATTGTTTAATTTGTGGTCTTTCTTCAATCTTTTTTATATTCGGACATGAATTAATTTCACTGCGATCTTTGTATAGCTTGTCTATTATATTGGGATGTAATTGATGTTGTCTCCCAAAAAAATCCTTACAAAATCCATCTCTACGATCACGTATAGTTTCACAACGACAAAAACATTTTTGAGTTATAACTCTACCACTAATGTAAAACCATATATGATTTGAACTATGTACTCGTTTTAAGTTTTCACAATACTTTGAAGTTGTGGATATTAAGTATGTATTCATGTGCTTGAATATTTTAGTAATAATTGCATCACTCTGTCCTTCCATATTTTGCTGCACAAAGTCTTGAATCATTAATTTAAGTTCTTCATCATACAGTTCATTATTTGTTTGTGTGTCACTAAAAGATCCTTCCCTAACAACTATTGGATGTTCAATTGTAACATATGAAGTCTCATTTGTACGGACTTCTGACATTTTCAGAATATTTACATCTGGGTGTTGTTCAATTCTCAATAAACTACTTAATGGTCCATGTTTATAAATAAATAAGGGAAGATACGCCACTTCAACTATTTTACCTGTTTTCTCGCAACCATCACACCCCCGACCACTACATGTCATATGCTTTGCTATTTTATGAGACCACGGCATTCGCAAACCACTTCCCTTTGTTTTTCTTTGTAGAATTCCATATACAGAGGAATCAATAATTTCATTCCAATCTGATGCACCTTTTGCCTTTGAGAGAGCCACTAAAATATGTTCACGAAGTGCTAACGCTGATACTTGGTCAACTACAAAACCATTCCAGTTCATATGAATACCAGTTTTTATATACTCACCACTCTTCTTTGGGGGGGACACGGATATGAGACACTCTTTACCCCCATGACGCTTCACTTTATCACATATGATCTTACAAATATCTTGTATTTCTTCAAGTGTGAGCGCTCTATTATCCTTGTAATCGATATCAACAAAAAAGTTATAAGTTGGTGTCTTTTGTTCGACAACAAAAAGCTGTTCACCTGAACAAATGGCATCTATATATCTTTGACGAAATTCATCCAATCTATCAAATGGCACCGAAAGGAATCCTCCATCCATGAGCACATGTGATACATTAGTTTTAGTTGTAAATTTCTGTTCTTTGCACCAATTTTTAAACATACCTTTGTATTGCGTCTATTCTCTATACCCCACCATACAAGATACATCTTGAAATTCAATTGTTTCTGAAAGATGTTTCTTGATAGTTAAAAGTTCGTAGACAGTTTTTTCTTCATTTTCCTGTACCCATTCGTCAATTTCGTCGTCACATAATCCACGATTTGTTTTTAAAAGATCTCTAATCTGTATTAAAATATAGGACTTCGATTTCATTCTACTTAATAGAGAATGTTTTTCTATTCAAAGAAGTCACACACGAATAAAACTCTGGATTTTTGAGAACATTATCCACTATGAGTTTCCATCTTTTACGAGTATTGAATTCTTCAAGGGTATCAAAACTCATATAATCATTCTCGTCATAAGTTTTTTTTATTGGTTGTTTTTGCATTTTTTTAATGTTTGTTTGTTGTTTTTCTTCATAAAATTTTTTTACAAGCGCTTGTTGATCATTCTTCTTATAATCTACAAAGAACACAAACACATTGTATTCAAGTTCTACTGTTGGACTTTCTCTAACTATAAACTTATATGTTGTATACTCACCACTCTTGAGTGATACTGTACCTCGCGTTTCTTCCTCCAATTCCCTAAGTGCACAACGGAGAGGATTAAAGATCTCTCTCCGTCTGCATCCTCCTGTAACAAAAATCCAATCCTTGAAGCGCCGATCTCTCACCGTGAGAAATTTTGGCTTTTCGTCAGCAAAGCTGACTGGTATCGCTATAGCTTTGTACTTTTTCATTGCGCATTCGCAAGTTATAATAAATGAATATGTTTATTCTTCTAATTTTTCAATTTTTTCTTCGACTTCCGGTTCTGGTTGATGTTCATATTCATCCTGATCTTGAATTTCACGTTGCATGGAAAGTTGATGCATGAACTGAGACGAAAAATTCTTAAAATTTTCAACTTCTGTTTTTGTCTTGTTTACTTCTCTAAACAAGAAAATAACACTCGCAATAGCCACAATTGTGGCAATCATCATTAGAGTTTCTCTATCCATCTGAATCATTATAGTCTAAGAGTGACTCTTCTTTTTAAGTAAGGACACCCATCTGAGTTCGACCGGGTTGGGGGCAATCGTATGGACTTTGGGCAAATTGTACGGCTTCGTAATGCGCATGTTGACAGGATTTGTCTGTTGGGAGTTTTGGTTGTCCAACAATTTTTTCAAGTGTCCTGGATTTTGGATCGTACGTCAATACAAAAACGATAGCAAGAAGGAAAACAATGTTCCACATTGTGTTTTATTAATTACAGAGAGATTTAGTTAGAGTACAAAAGACCACCCATACCATTTTCTATGCGGAGTACGTTATAATTGACTGCGTAAATATTCTTGTCACAGTCGCGAGCACTGTTGATGATGCGCGCCGAATCAAGGCGTGAGAAGTTGAGAGATCCGGTTGGTTGAAGCTTGCCAGTATCGAGACAGAATGGATACGTAAACAAAGTCTTAGCAGTGGCTGGCAAAGAACCATTGGACGTATGGTAGTAGAGTGGCACAGTGGTGAAGTTTGGATCAGCAAACTTGAAGTCAGCCACATCAGTACCATTAATTTGAAGCTTAAGCTTGTTATCATCGTTGAGAATCGACAATGCACTGGTATCCGCAGCAGCCAAATACTTCACTGGATGATTGAAGTTGAGTTCTTGAATCTTGTTACCAGATGCGATAGCCTTTTGAACTTGAGTCATCATCATATTTTGTGGTTGAGACGCAAAAACTTCGCGTTCTTGGGTATCCAAGTAAGCATAGTTCGCGTAGACATCCCACTTTTTACTGGAATCTGTGGCATTGGCACCCCATGTAATACGAAGTTCCACATCATGGTACTGGAGTGCAATCAATGGAAGTGCGGATTGCCAGTTTTCACAGAAAGAAAATCGGAGGGGATAGAATCGTTCATTGGTAGAACCACCATAAATATCACCCGACACTGACTTGGCTGATGTTGTGGCAAGAAGAGTTGGTGCAATAAGGGTCGAGAAAGTTGAATCTTGTTCGTCGACAACCTGACCACCGACGAGAAGTTCAACCTTGGAAATCATAGTTGTCCAATCCGCGATCGCAACGGTTTTAGCACCATCATTGGGGACAAGGTAGACATATCCGAGGAGATCACCCTTGCGTTCAAAGCGTACGGTAGACATACCATTATTAGATACATTCCCCTGGATTACCTGACGTTCCACAGTTTGTGAAAAGTTGGTATGACGTTTATAAGTAGATCTGAAGAAACTGACTTCGGGCTGTCCGACAAGGTGTACATCCTGAGCACCCACGGCTACGAGTTGAGCGATACCACCAGACATTTTATATTATAGTGAGAGTTTTTTTTAAGTTCATCCACAATGATACGTACATCCAACATAAGCTGCCACCCATATTGCATTGGCTTGGTCGGTTATGATACCAGAAGTGTCCAAATATCGTATAATATATGCAGGTTGTGTTTGATTGGTGTCTTCCCATTGAAGACGTCCATATTCATCAAGGACATTTATACCGTCTTCACCCTTTTTAATGACTTGAACTGATATATTTGGAGGATTAAAATCACAATCCATTGTTATTTTAGCAACTGTATAGTTTTTGAGTGTATCCGAATCTTGTTTTTGTCCATATCCGGATATATTTGAAGTTGTTATGTAGTCACCCGTTTCTAAGTTTCCATTTGTATTTACAACCCATAGTGCGCCTTCACCTATTGAGTTTACAATGACCCTGTCATCTCCAAGCTCCTTGAACCCTTCTACGGTGACAGCTATATTATTATATTTTCGTGTAGTTGTACCTCTAGATTCAAAACTATTTACAACACCAAAAACATTTCTATCATATGCTGTATTTGAAAGGGATACGACTGGAAGTGATTCACTTGATTGAATAGCTTTTGATCCAGTGACAAGTTGTCCATTCAGGTTCATATACTTATTCTTATTTGCGGATACTATCAGTCCTTGTTTCATATTTTCGCATGGAAAGCATATGTGTTGACCCGTAAATGTTTTATAAGTACTAAAACCTTTTGCAAATGTCGCATATTGGTTTATGTTAAGTTTGTTATATATTGGAGTGCGATTATAAAAGAATGCACGCCCAGTATTTGAGGCTGAATTATCATATTGTGATGATCCAACCAAAATATCATTACCATCTCCTGATAGAGAAACCCCAAATCCAAACCAGTCATTCGCGTTTCCATCATCACCTGGGCTAAGTGTGTGTATAAGAGACCACGTTGTTCCAGATCTTTGAAATACATACGCGACACCTTCATTTGTATTGACCCCATACGCCCCACATATGGCGATATTACCATCACCTGATATACCAACAATACGACCAAAAAACTGGTTACTTGTCTGAATTGGTGGTGTGAGTCTTGCTTCATAAGGAGTCCACGAAGACGAAGACTCCGAAAAGGTATAAATATATGCTTCACCACTACTATTAGCATATCTAGACGCCCCAACTATAATCCTATTACCATCATCTGATATACACAAATCAACGCCAAAATAGCTACCGGCATTTTCGGTTAATGGCCCTTGTTGTAGAGTCCATTCATTTCCAGATCTAGTATAGATATATGTTTTAGCTGATATATACGCCCCTACAACAACTATACTTCCATCACCAGAAACAGATACACCATGACCAAACGTATCACCTGCCACAGTATCCGGTTCTACAATTTTGTATTGATCCCAAATAGACCCATTCCAATATATTACGTATGCAGCCCCAGCGTTTGCTCCTTCGTCATCGTCCCCATACGCACCCGCTACAACTACATTACCATTACCTGAGATAGCAACATCATATCCAAAAGCGTCACCAGCTGCTCCATCGCTTGCTAAAATTGTAGCCGCAGCGGCAGACGTACTAGTCCAAATACCGCCTCCGGGTCGATCATAAATAAGTACTATACCTGTATATGAACTATAAGCGCGTGATCCTACAACGATTCTAGAACCATCTCTGGATATACCAATACTATGACGAGAAAACTCGATGTAAGTACTTAGACCAGATATTGTAGCCTCGTAAAACCAGTACCGACCATTTTTTTTATATATATATACATTACGGTTTCCATATGACCCAATTACAGCGGTTTGTCCATCATTGGATATAGCAACACTTTGCCCAAAATACACACTAGATGCGAAAATTGGTGAATCTATTATAGATGTTTGTAGAATTGTGGTATAATAACTATTGAATATATCTACGTATATGTTAGCTGAGTCGCTTACATTCGATATTCGCATACCTCCGTGAATATCTATAGATGATAGAGGAGTACTTGTTCCAATTCCAACATTACCCGTTGTGTAATAAATATTACTACCCGAAAGTGTCCACGGTGACGATTCACCACCACCACCACCACCCGTAAATTCTACACCATCTATATATAAATTTGCACAATTTATGATACCTTCAACATCTAGTGAAAATCCGGGATTTGTTTTTCCAATTCCAACCCTTCCTGAACTCGTATCTATATGCAGAGTATTGGCGTTTACCGTGAGATTTGACAGAATTTCAACGTCGCCATAAAATGTCTGAATATCGGTTGTCACCATCTCTTATTAATGAGATACAATTTTTTAACCACAATGATACGTACACCCAACGTACGCGGCTGTCCATACCACATTGGCTTGATCTGTCTGCGCACCATCGATTGTTAGATATCTCAAACTATACATTTTTTCCATTTTTTCTGTATCTTCCCACTGGAGACGTCCATATTCATCAAGAACATTTATTCCATTTTCGTCCTTCTTAATTATTTGTATAGGATGGTCTGGTGGGTTAAAATCACAATTCATTGTTATTTTTGCAACAGTATAGTTTTTGATCGTATCGCCATCTTGTTTCTGTCCATATCCAACAATATTTGAAGTTGTTATATAATCACCAGCAATAAGAGGGCCATTCGTATTTACAACCCATAGAGCTCCTTCACCAATGGAGTTCACGATAACTCTATTATCTCCAAGTTCTTTAGGTCCTTTTGTATACTCATTTGTTCGCGTGGTTGATCCAATAGCCTCAACATCATGAACAACACCAAAAACGCTCTTATCGTATGCAATATTTGATAAAGATACAATGGGTAGGGATTCACTTGATGTAATAGCATTCAAACCAGTTGTAAGTTTTCCATTAAGATTCATATACTTATTTTG